ATTAAGAAATCATTAGAGTGGCTTGAAAAATTTGAAAATATAATATTTTTATTTGATTCAGACACCGCAGGAAAAAAAGCTTCTGTCGAATGTGCAAAATTACTTTCTCCTCGTAAAGCCAAAATAGGTACTTTGCCTCTTAAAGATGCTAATGAAATGTTAGTTAAAGGTAGAACTAAAGAAATCATTAACAGTATTTGGAGCGCAAGTACCTATACTCCTGAAGGAATTATTTCAGGCAAAGATACTTGGGATTTATTAATTCAAGATGATAGTAAATGCTCAGTACCTTATCTATGGGAAGGCCTAAATAATAAACTTAAAGGAATTAGAGTTGGAGAAATAGTTACTATTACTGCTGGCTCAGGTACGGGTAAGAGTCAAATTTGTCGTGAGATTAGTTTCGATTTAATTACTAAAGGTAATACTATTGGTTATGTCGCTTTAGAAGAAGGTGTATCAAGAAGTGTTAGAGGGTTAGTTTCTATACCTTTAAATAAATTAATTCATTTACCGGAAGTTAGAAAACAAATTCCTGAATCAGAAATAAAAAAAGCATGGAATAAAATTAAATCTAAATGTTTTTTCTTAGACCATTTTGGAAGTACAGATAGTAAAAATCTTTTAAATAAAATTAGATATTTAGTCAGAGGTTGTGGGTGCAAATATATTGTACTTGACCATCTTTCAATAATTATTTCAGGACTGGAAGGAGAGTCAGAACGTAGAATTATAGATTCTACAATGACAAATTTAAGGTCATTAGTGGAGGAATTAAAATTTGGATTAATTTTAGTTTCACATCTTAAAAGGCCACCTGAGAAAAAAGGTCATGAAGAAGGAGCTATTACTTCTCTTAGTCATTTAAGAGGAAGTCATGGAATAGCTCAACTCAGTGATGTTGTACTGGGCTGTGAACGTAACCAGCAATCAGATGATTATAAAGACACAATGACAGTTAGAGTTTTGAAAAATAGATATACCGGAGACACTGGTATCTGCACTTATCTACATTATGACAATGAAACTGGCAGGCTTTCAGAAGGCAAATTTAATGAAGAAAACGAAACTAGAGAAACACATTAATGATTTTATTAAATCTTATTTGGAAACAACTGAAGAATTTAATGAGTTAGATGAATCAGAAAAATTATATATTTATTCTATTTTAAGAAAACTTTTAAATTTAGTTTATCAAGTTCTTAAATATCCAAATGTATATCCAATTCTTTTAGTACAAAATAGTAAATCAAAAATAATTATTCTAAACGCATTTAAAGAAGTCGAACATATTATCCCAACAATCAACAACATAAAAGTGGAGGTCGTAAATTGAACAAATGAAGTTAATATTTGATATTGAGACTGATGGTCTAATATTATCTGTAACTAAAATTCATTGCATCGTAATAAAAAATATTGATACCAATAAAATATATTCTTTTAAATATGATGAAATAGATAAAGCATTAAAATTACTTAGTGATGCGACTTTGCTAGTTGGTCACAACATTTTAAAATTTGATATTCAGGTAATTAAAAAACTTTATCCTGACTTTAAATATAAAGCAGAGATATTTGATACTTTGCTTGTTAGCAGATTAATATATACCAACAGAAAAGAAGAAGATTTTAGACTGAAAGAAGTACCTACTAAATGTATAGGAAGACATAGTTTAGAAGCGTGGGGTTATCGAATAGGTTTAAGAAAAGGTGAATTTCTTAAGACCGGAGATTTTTCTAAATGGTCTAAAGAAATGCAGGAATACTGTGAATTAGATGTAGCTGTAACACATGAGCTATATAAATTAATTCTAAAACAAAAGTATTCTCCTGAAGCAATTCAGCTAGAACATAACTTTGCCGAATGTATTATTCGTCAAGAAGCACACGGATTTTTTTTTGATGTGGCTTCTGCAAAGAAGCTGTATGCCTCACTTGCAAACAGAAGGTCGGAGTTGGAAGAAATTCTAGCTTCGGCCTTCCTCAATTGGAAAAAATATATTGGTACATTTACTCCAAAAAGAGACAACAAAACAAAAGGTTATAAAGCTGGAGTAGGAATAAAAAGATATAAAGAAATTACATTCAATCCAAATTCACGTGACCATATTAGTGACAGGTTAATAAATAAAGGTTGGAAACCTAAAGTCTATACACCTGATGGAAAACCAAAAGTAGACGAAACAGTTTTAAATAGTCTTCCTTACAAGGAAGCTAAAATATTATCAGAACATTTTTTAATACAAAAAAGAATAGCTCAGTTGGCTGAAGGTAAGCAGGCTTGGCTAAAACTAGAGAGGAATAATAAGATTCATGGACAAGTCATTGAAAACGGAGCAATCTCGGGAAGATGCACCCACAATCACCCAAATATTGCGAACGTACCTTCTAATTCCGTTACATTTGGTACAGAGTGTAGGTCTCTATTTATCGCACCAAGTGGTTTCAATCTTGTTGGCTGTGATGTTTCTTCTTTGGAGTTATCTTTGTTGGCACATTTTCTTTTTCCTTACGATAAAGGGAATTTTAAAAAAGAATTATTGGAGGGGGATATACATTCCAAAAACGCCAAAGCTCTCGGACTTACCTCCCGTGCTCAAGCGAAAACTACTATATACGCTTATATCTACGGAGCAGGAAATGAAAAGCTCGGCAAGATTATTGAAGGAGGTATTAAAGAAGGAAAAGAACTTAGACGAAAGCTTTTAGAAAAAATTCCAGCACTAAAGAAATTAAGAGATGATGTTGTAATAACATTCAGAAATCAAAAATATATATTTGGATTAGATAAAAGAAAACTTTTAGCTAGAAGTGAGCACTCAATTTTAAATTTACTAATTCAATCAGCCGGCTCACTAATAGTTAAACAAGCAACAATTATATTACATAGGAAATTTAAACAATGTGGATTAAAAACAAATGACGTTCAAATGGTTGCTCATATTCATGATGAGCTACAGTTGCAGTCAACAAATTCTCTTGCTGATAAAGTAGGAAAATTAGCAGTTCAATCAGTTAAAGAAGCTGGAGAGCATTTTAAAATTAGACTTCCTATAACAGCAAAATACAAAATCGGAAAAAATTGGAGTCAGACCCATTAAGATTAGATGGTTAGGTAAGAATATTAATAAACTATTTGTTGTATGTAACTTGCCTAGCCATTTAATTTTGGTGGCCGATGCCGAACTCGAATCGGCACTCCCAAAAGGGCATGGATTTTAAGTCCATTGTGTCTACCAGTTTCACCAATCGGCCTCAAAAATTAATGTCAAAACCATTTACTAAATACGACTTTATCACTGACCTAGATTATGGCAAGGCTAGTGAGAAAACCATAGCTGGGATTTTAGGATTATCTGCAAAGGAATTTGAAGTCAAGACCGAAAGGGATTGGTGGACAAGAACTGGAAACATAGCAATCGAATTAGAATACAAAGGAAAAGCTTCAGGACTAAATATAACAGAAGCACCTTATTGGATTCATGTTTTACAAGAAAAGGATGAGCCTTTTTGTTTTGTAATTATTCCAGTTAAAAAATTAAAAATCCTAGTCGAAAAATTAATCAAATCAGGTGTTGAGCCAAGAATGGTTGGCGATGGCAATAACAGTAAGTGCCTCATCGTTAAAAAAGAAATTTTACTCAACTACAAACTTTATATCCAAAAACAACAATAAGGAAATTATGATAAGAAAAATAAGAGCTAAGAAAAGAACACTCTTAGTGGATGGCGACATCATTTGTTATCGAATAGCAACTGCTATTGAAGAGCCTACAGAATGGCAAGATGATATGTGGACTCTTCATGCAGATGCTAAATTAGGTAAGGAATTATTAGAAAATACTCTAAACAGATATTTAAAAGAATTAAACTGTAATAATATTGTTGTAGCTTTATCTGATAAGACTAATTTTAGGAAAAAACTTTTTCCTGAATATAAATCTCATCGAAAGAAAGTTAGAAAACCAATAATTGTAAAACCTCTCAAGGAATATATTTATAAACAATATCCTACTTATCGTTTACCAGATTTAGAAGGTGACGATACTTTAGGAATTTTAGCTACATCTAAGTACAAAGATAATTGCATCATACTAAGCTCAGATAAGGATATGAGGACTATTCCTTGTTTTCATCATTTTATACACGACAACCAAACAGAGTTAGTAGATGAAAAAACTGCTGATTATTATTTTATGTTTCAAACTTTGACTGGAGATTCTAGCGATGGATATTCAGGAATAAAAGGTTGTGGAGCTATTAAAGCTGAAAGAGTTTTATATAACTCAGAAAAGACTTTGCCTTCAATGTGGAAAGCTGTCGTTGAAGAATACAAAAGAAATAATCTAACAGAAAAGGATGCTCTACTTCAGGCACGTATGGCCAGAATATTAAGAAGTTCTGATTATAATTTTAAAAACAAAAAACCTATTTTATGGAAGTTATGAGTCCATTTGAATTTATGGATGAACACGAACAAATAAAAAATCTTCATGACAGAATTAATAACATGAAGACTATTGATACAGCTCATCAAAAACTTAATGGAGAACTAAGAGAAGAAGTTAAGTCATTAAGAAATGATATGAAATTAAAAGATAAAGAAATTGGAAGAATGATGCAAAAAATTAATAAATTAGAAAGCAAATTAAAATGACACATAAAGATATGTTTAAATCATCAACTTATCATTCATTAGAAAGACAAGTTAATGGAAAACATTATTCCTCTTTTAAGATTCAACCGGCAGAATTTATAAATGAAAACAAAATCCTTTTTGCTGAAGGTAACGCCATTAAATATATCTGTCGGCATCAAATGAAGGGCAAGGAAGTAGATATAGACAAGGCTATTCATTATTTGGAAATGGTTAAAGAGAGAGATTACAATTAAATGCCACCTTATAAATTAAAGAACGAATTAGTCATGCGTGCTCTGTATTTAAGTAAACAGGGTTTATCCAATACTGTTATTGCGCAACGTCTAGGAATAAGTAATTCACGGGTTGCTATGCTGGTGAGAAGACACAAAGAGAAATTATCAGAAGGTTACACTATGGACTTAAATAAAATTAATGAAGAGTGGAAGAATAATAGGCAAACTTTTTAATAAAAAGGACACTTTAGATAGATTATGCAAAATAAAAAATTAGATGACATAAAAGTACCAGTAATTCCTAAAGATTTACTGGATGCTTTAGACGTATTATTTCCTGAAAGAACACCTCCTATTACAATGGAATATCGGGAAATTTGCTTCAGAAGTGGTCAAAGAAGTGTAATTAATTTTTTACACGAAAAAAACAAACAACAATCAGAAAATATATTGGAGAAAACATAATATGTGTGGAAGTATTTTTAGACCGAAAATGCCTGCTCCCCCGCCACCACCACCTCCAGCTCCAATTCTTGCTCCACCTGTTACAGAGGTAAAACAAGCAACTGCAAGACCGGCTGGATATAGTGAAGGTGGAAGGAACTTGAATTTAGCTTCTTCTTACGAAAGAAAAAGAGTTGGGTCTTCACAATTAAGAATACCTATAGTTGGAGGACTGTAATATTAAATGGCAACAGATACTTATGGCGTTGGCTATAATTCTAATACAATAGAAGGAAGATATAACCAGTACGCTAGAAATAGAGAATTATTTCTTGAGAGAGGAAGAGAATGTACTCAATATACAATTCCTACTCTTATACCTGAAGAAGGTCATAGTGCGACCTCACGTTATTATACTCCTTTTCAAGGAATAGGAGCTAGAGGCGTAAACAATTTAGCATCCAAATTATTATTAACATTACTCCCACCTAACGCACCTTTTTTTAGATTTTCCATAGACAACTTTATCCTCAAAGATATGGAGGGTGATGAAAATTTAAAAACTGAAATAGACAGAGGTTTAGTCGAAGTCGAAAAAGCAGTTATGGAAGACATTGAAATTAGCTCAGACAGAGTAGCTTTATTTGAATGTTTGAAACATCTTATCGTAGGTGGAAATTGTTTATTATTTGTCTCTAAAGAAGGATTAAGAGTTTTTCCTTTAGATAGATATGTTTGTAAACGTGACCCAATGGGTAACGTATTAGAAATTATAACAAAAGAAACAATTAATATTAATGTTCTTCCTGAAAATATAAGAGAAGTAATTTATAAAACTAATAAACCTGAAGACATTGGAGACAAGACTTGTGATTTATATACTTGTGTTAAACGAATTAAAAATAAATTTGAAGTAATACAAGAAGTTAAAGGTGTAGAAATACCTGAATCTACTGGTT